TGTAGCTGCTGTTTTACCAGAACCGTTTCCAACTTGATGTCCTAAGACACCGCCAATGACTCCACCCACTATACCTGATGTTGCGGTATTATCTACGAAGACATCTCTAACTACGCATTGCTTTTGGTATATTGTAACATAACGTGGTGTAGTACCAACAACAACCACATCTGCTAAAACAATACTTGGTAACAATGAACCGATTAAAAGCCATTTTTTCATAAGAATATCTCTTTTAACAGTATTATATATGCGTGTTACCTATAGTAACACATTATAAAGTGCCAATATATTAGCAGTAATTCCCAAATTGATCTATCTTAACGTTCTTGAGATTAGTTGCATATAGGGTTTGTTCTACCCGGTTCATACCTAATACGGCACGAACCTCGTCGCGAACTTCTGGTGTTACTGCATTGCCATACTTTTCTGGGTTAAGCATACCTCTTAAAAGATTGTGTACTTTTGGATCGATCTTACCATTTTCAATAATCATTTTATTCTCCAGTAATAATCTTATAGATTGACTTCCAATCCTGTACCCTTGTAACAGGACCTTCATAATGAGCATTGTGTGAGTGACCGACTAATAAAGAATGTAGACCCAGAGTATGACCTAGATCGGCATTTTCTATTTTATCTTCTACCCAATAGCATCCGCTTCCGCGGTAAGGCTCTAGAGCTTCATCTTTATCGTAACCACACCCAAGTATTACGTATTCTTCAAAGACGTTACCAAAGACGTTTTCTAGATTCTTTTTACGTAGCTCTTGAGCTGCTGGGTTGTTAGATAAAGAAGTAATGCAATGGAATATGTATCCATGTTCTTCGTGAAGCTTACGAACGTACTTAATAGCATCGCGAAGAGGCGATAGGAAAGCTATTTCTGCGCTTTCGTTAAAGTGCTTGATGATATGCTTAGATTCTGTACGAGAGATATCGTACATCTCATCAACTTTGTAGCTAACCTTGTTGTTCTTTTCGAACCCTTTCTTAGCCATCCAACGGTGAAAGTGGTACTCCCAATCGAGGAGTACACCGTCACAATCTGTTAATATAACTTTTTCTTTTATCATAATATATTCCTTTAAGGTGTTCCGTTCCAACGGATCTTATTGTTGTCTGCGAACACGTTACCGCGAGCAAAGTTTGTTGCTGGGGAGTTCCAAGACTTAGCCATTAGGATGTCTCCACCTTTAAACTTTTCACAATCGTTACGCTGAACGAATCCCCAAACCGAACCGTTAGCAACAATCTTAAGATATTTTGATCCTTTAGTAATTGATAGGCTAGAGCGGAAATCCTCTATCATTTTATTTCGTGATAGGTCCTGTTCTTTTTCTAGGCCGTTTTGCCAACGAGCCATTTTTTCGAATTCTGATTCGTAAGATTCCTGGATCTGGACACAGAGATTAGCTAGACGTGAGGCGAGAAGTGCATCATATAATTTAGTCATTTTTTTGGTCCTTTGTTTAATTTATGTGAGTATTATACCGTTGTTTTGACCTTCTGTATACCCCCAAATCGTAATAGATCGTAACGGGGTATTGTCTAATTTTTTTGTCCTCTTTTTTTAATCTATAAAGGTATTATATCAGAATTCAGGCCCTTTGTATACCTCTAAATCGTCATAGATCGTAACGCACAAAAAAGGGCTAATATTTCTATTAGCCCCATATTCACTTTATAAATCCCTAATGTAAGGTTAAAAGATCCTCTTTCATCTCCTCGATCTTACTGTCTAAATATTCCATCTTTTTTTGTATGGTATATGCCTTTTGCATATTACCAGTCTTTTGTAATTTTCTCATAAAATACTCCAATTCTCTTGAATCTTTTTTTAACCTTTCAACTTGTGGGCCATATGACATACTGGTCTTACCTCTAATTGATTATGAGTTGATGAAAATTATTAGGGGTTTGTCCTCCATTTTTCCGATTGTAAAAACTAAAAAAGGATCATAGCCTCAAAAGAAGCTAGATCCTTTACCTTTATGAGTTATAAAATTTCCTCATAATTTTATTTATAAAAACTTACTCCTTACGAGGGAACAAATTAGGGAATGCCTCCTGTACTAATTTTAGGGTAATGCCCTTAAAATGTGCTGTTCCAGTCTTATGAATAAACTTTTTGTCTTTCATTAGAATAAGGAGTTCGGCTTCTTTAGGGTGTAGAGTCTCTAAAGAATCTACAAACATTTTTTCTCTTTTAATAGAAGCCATGTTTTCCCCAGGTCCACCTTTAATATAGTACTTAAATTTCTTAGATGCTCTCTGTATAGCAGATGTAGTGTATCCCCATTTCTTAGATTCATTCTCATCAAATGGGGGTGCTCCTTCAGGTAAAATAAATTCTATAGAAGGATCCATACCTCCCCTTAGAATACTTCTTAGTGCCAATGTATTACAGTCTCTAAGTATCTGGATTTTCTCTTCCTTAGTCTGTGCTGCTGCAGCCTTTTCTAATACCTGATGAACATATAAGCCCATTATAAAAACTCTCCTGCGCATTCGATTAGCATCTTACAGCGCTTTTTAATTAAATAGTTTAGCACCTTAGACTGATGTGCTGGTTTACTCTCTTCGTAAGTTTTATTTATCTCTTCTATAAGATTGGCTGGAGTTTGAGTGAGATCAATCATTCTCTTGTTTCTACAATAATTACGATATATCTCTTCACCCATAACTTCAGGAAGCTGATCGGCTGGAACACGATATGAATCTATTTTTTTCTTAGTCATAGGTGACTGTCTAATGCTATCAGAAAACGTATTATCAGGGCTTAATACGTTTGGCACACCATCTCCGGAATCTCCTTTAAGGATATGCTCAAATAGATATTCTGCAGGATCAGGATGCTCTATGAACTTCTTAGTCATAGGAGAGAATTGGCGCACGTTATTATATCTCTGTAGCTGTATAAAGTCCTTATCAGCAGATACGATCATTACTTCATCATGCTTACCAAACTCTTGTGTTCTTTCTACAAGTGCACCAATAACATCGTCTGCCTCGCATCCTGTTACACGTACGGTTTTATATGGTAAGTTATCCCCGATCTCTTCAAAGACAAGATTAATAATACGGAATACCTCTGTCCAATCTATATTGGAGGCTTCACGGTTTGACTTACGGGAATGTTTATATTGGGGAAAGACATCTTTGCGCCAGTTAGAGGAGTCATTGGCAATAACCATCTGACCGTACTGGTCTCGGAATTTCTTGTTATACATCCTTATAGAATTAAGTATCATATGGCGAATCATATCTTCGTCAATTGCTACTTTTTGTACAACGATGTTAGCTATGGCAATAGCATTATAGTCTAGAATTATCATATCTTACTCATTTCACTTTACAATAGTATATTATATCACACTTATTAAGCTTTGTAAACCCTTCCTTTATCTGTCATACTATAGTAGTAGTTTTGTACAAATTCTATACTATTCCTTTTGCAGTCATAATTAAACTGATCAGTTTTCATTGGCCACCAATATGAATTAAACCCGTTCATATCCTTATATCGATATGAAAGATGTAGCCATGAAAACTTACGAATCCCGTATGTGCCATCTTTAAAGTATACTACTTTCATTCGTCAAATAGTCCTGAGTGGTCATCCATTTGTTTTTTGAGTCCGGCTAGGTAATTAGCCATTTCTTCCATCATAGGGTGTAGTACATGATACCTACCATTTTCCCTAAGTAACATAGCATAGGTAGAGTTTAGTACTACTGAAAGATCTTCTATCATTTCTGTCCCGGCAAGAGGATCATAGCCGGCTTCCATAAGCTCAAAGACTAATGCGTCAATGGCTCGTGTGGCTAATGCCATATGAGGACAACCCATTTCTTCGTTATCAATCGCGTTAAACCTTTTTTCAGGTTGGGGCTTTTTTCCGGGAAATGTTATTATATCAGCAGTCAATGTGAATATGCCTCAGATGTGCTTTACGGATTCTAACTTGAATCCATGCGTTATAATAGTCTTCGCGTAATATTGCATCTCTCTCAATCTGTTCTTTTAACTCCATGTAGGAGCATTCTGACTTGGTTTTGCATAGATGCAATATGGTTCTTTTAAAGTTTTCTTTACCGAATTTCTCTAGGTCTTCTGTTAGTTCGCCAGATGAACCGTGGTACTTTTTCCAGTCTGACTCTGCCTTATACTTCTTCTTTTTACCTTTAACCTGCTTAGACTTCATAGACCAGAAGAGCTTCTTACCTATATACTTCCTGCCGTTCTTCAGGTTTTCAATTAAGTATACGAACCCGTAGATTTCTTTTGGGTCCATCTCCTCAGGGGGTTCGTATATCTTATCTTCATATAGCCATTGATTCATAGGTAGTCCATATAGTTGTTATATGAACTATTTATGCCTCATTAATCGTCGTTGAAATCTAGCTCCTCTTCGTGCTCTTCAGAACAGAATGGACAAAATATTGGTTCTATATCGTCATACTCTGCTTCGTCTGATATAACTCTATATGTAATAGAGCAAGAACTACAAGTTAGCTTCATTAACTATTCCCCCAGATATCTTTCCAATCGCCTGTTAGTGCACCACGAGCATAATCTGTAGCTCGATTTTCGAAGAAGTTAGTATGCGTTGGTGCATTAATCATTTCTTCTACCCAGAGTAAGGGGTTCTTTTTAATCTTAAATATCCCCTTTAGACCTAAGCTAATTAGGCGACGGTCACAGATGTAACGAATGTACTTCTTAACATCTTCAGCTGATAGATCTTCCATGTCACCCATAGAGAATGACAGATCGATAAACTTATCTTCTAGCTCAACCATGCGCTCTGCAATAGTATAGATCTTACCCTTTAGTTCGTCGTTCCAGATGTTATTGTTCTCTTGAACATACGTACGGAATAGCTTAATCATATTCTCAGCGTGCATAGTCTCATCAACAATAGACCACGTAATAATCTGACCCATACCCTTCATTTTACCATGACGTGGGAAATTTAATAGCATAATGAATGACGAGAAGAGTTGCATTCCTTCAGTAAATGCTGAGAATGCTGCAATGTTTGTTGCTATTGTACCTT